AACGAAGGGTTAATACTTGTGTATGGGTTATCAAGCAAAGAAGATCCTTTTGGATATTCAGAACCATATACAAAGATTTTTACAACGCTTGAGTCTGTTAATCCAGCGGTAGCTAATGTGTTAACAGTGTACGGAAGAGCAGTTATTGCACCAGTTGTAGCATTACTAGCTGATACAATACATTTTACTTCAATACCAGTAGTTGGCTCCATAACAACAATTGTTTGGTTTATGGAAATAACATTTGCAACAAAGCTATTTGGCGGAGAAGCAACCGGTGAGATAAGCAAGGTATTTGCAGCAGCACTTACAACATCAACGTTGTTATATGCAACATGCAAACGGTTTTGCTCTGACCAGATAACTTGATCTGATGTCATTGGCATTTCAGCTCCAACCATGCGTAAGAATCCAGAAAGAGTTCTGTTTCCATAACGCTCTACTTCTGCTTCGTAGATTTCTGGTAAGTACTGTTGTGCGAATGAAGAAAAATTGGACGCAGCTGAGTCGGTAAACTGTAAGTAGTTAGTCGCTAACGCTTGCTGTCTTTGTGAGGGTGTAATTGACCCAAAGGAAGGCGTAACATTTGCCATAATTTTTAATTTTTAATTGTTAAGTTCTTTTTTGTATTTTCAGTTTTGAAGAATCAACGCCGGTAATAGCTCGAACTTTTAATCCATTAACAAAAACATCACCCGGAGGAGACCTGCGTGGTTCTGTTGTAATGTTATTAGACTTTGCAACAACTTCTTTTACGGCGTCGGCTTTACCTTGCTCGTAAAAATGTTTCGCAATCGTGTCGATGTTTTCGGCAGCGTACATTGCCTTGTGATACCCTTTCAAATCTGTAACTTCACCATTATCGTTTAAGAACTTCTTAACTAGGTTTGTTATATTCGATTGCTTATCCGCTGTAGCATCCTGATTCGGTATATTATACTTAAAAGTTTTTTCACCTAAATTGAAATCAAAACCTTTGAAATCTTGTGTAAAAAATTTTTTAGTATCATCTTTGAATCTCGAATGCTTTGACTCTGCAGCTTTTTGCTCTTCGTTATATCGGTTAAAAAAGTCAAGTGCTTTTTGTTGTTCCTTATTTACTGATGGTTTCAACTTGATCTCATCATAGTATTTGTTTTTAAGGTCCTCTAAAAAGTTTTTTGCTTTTGCAACTTCTTCTTTAAATGCGAGTTTCTTTTTTTTGATGTCTCGCTCATCATCCTCGTCTTCGTCGTAACTAAATTTATCCTCCATTAGGAATTCAATTTCATCACTGTCTAAATGAGGTCTTGATTTTTTATAGTATTCTTTTAGCAATGACTCTGTGCTTATAGAAGAATAATCCGCGCTTAAACGCACATAATCTTCTACTGTTCCGCCAGTTTCTTGCATAAAGGTTACAAGTTTTTCTATATTTTCCGGCAGTTGAATACCTGAAGTCTTATTATCTTGTATTGCTTCGTCTAATTCTTTCGCTAATTCAGCAACAACTTCCTTAGCAGACTCTTCTTGAGCATTAATTATTGTTACTTCTTCTTCAGCCGCGTTGGTAATTTCTTTATGTTCTTCGTTTCCTGCGACCACTTCTTGCAATCCCATTTCGGACTGTTCTGTGCGTAACACGCTTTCATTTGTTGTTTGCTCTTGAATGGCATCCTCTTCTTTTTTAGGTGTTAAATCTACTTTTGAAACTTGATTTGCGCCGCCAAGATTTTTCATTGCAGGCTTTTTCTTTTGGATTTTAAAATCCCCTTCTTGTTTAATTTGTTCTGACATGATATAATATTATAAAATTGGTTAATTCGCTACATTTGATCTATTGTCCCAAGTCCAAAACCTCCACCAGCATTATCAAATTCTGATTCAAAGTTTTTTGGCATTGTGTCATTTTTTCTTTGATCAATTAATTCGCTTTGCTGTGTAGCTTGCATTTTAACTCGTTTATCTTTTCGATCCTCTATATCGTTTATTTTTTGTTGTTGCGCACCTACTTGAGCCTGAGCTAATTGCATATTATATTGGAACTCTTGCGCCATTAATTGTTGCTTTATTTGCAACTCCTGCTGTAGTCTTTGTATTGTAAATTGTGCTTTTGCTTGCTCTATTTGTATTTCTGTTTGTGCTAACGCTTGTTGTTTTTGAACTTCAGACATTGCGGTTTGTTCCGCTAATTGTGCGTTTGCTTGTGCTTGCGCCTGAATATTCGCTTGTTGGTTTGCTTGATCTCTTTCTAGTTTTTTCTTTCTTTTATATTTTAAAGATTGATTAGCTAATTTAAGATTATTAATTTGTCTTAAATCAATAGCGTCTTCAAGGTCAATGCCTCCGGATTGTAATGCGATTTGTATATTTTGTTCTAACTGAGCTTTTTGTTCTTCGTCCGGTTCTAACTCTAAAAATATTCCAAAGTCATGTAGATTAAGGTTTATTAACTCTTCTAATGTTTTTACGTTAAAAGTAGAAATGCTTTCTCTTAACGCCTGCTCGGTTAATGGGAATCTTAATGAATCAGCTACTCTTAAAGATATATTTTCGCAAAGTCTTAACGTTAAATACAAACTAGCTTGAACTATATGTCGCGTTGCGGTATTTGAATTTGCCGCAGCCATTTTTTGTAAGCCAACCAATGCTTTTGGATCTGGCGTGCTTCCATCTCTCGCTTCATTTAATCCCGTTACGTCGCGAATCATTTGTAAATAATATTGATAAGTGCTAATTAAAGAACTTATTTTAGCATTACCATTTGAAGTTTGCAGTTCCTGAATAGGCACTTTGCCTGGGTTCATACCACCGTCTTGTGAATGTGATCGACCAACAATACTACCTGTTTGGAAATACATATTTAATGCTTCTGCCGGGTTGTAGTTTGTGCCATTGCCTAAGTCTACTTCCGCTAAGCCATCAACATCAACAAACACCCCGTCCGGAACCATTCTTGATAACACCTGCTGCAGTTTTAAATGAGTTAACTGAATCATATCAGCAAACCCAGTAATGCGACTAACTAAAGACTCAATTTTACCTTTGTACATTCTAGGCGCACAAATGGTATAATTCATTTCTACTTTTGTGGTATCAGCAACGGGGCGTGTCATGTTTTCTGACATCTCCCATTTTAGCATTTTTTCGTGACCTAATATTTTTGCGCCACTGTACAACACTTCAATACTCCTTGATACTTTTTCAAAATTATCACTTGCAGGAGGGTTAAATGTATCTGGCTTTTGCAAAGCTTTTTCTAAGCCGTGTTCTGTTCTTTTGATTTTAAATACTTGTTCAGAATAGGTTTTATATTCAAAATATAAAACTTGCACAGCTGAATCATCATAGTCTTGACCATAATAATTACGAGTATAATTGTTATCACCTGGGAATTTTTCTATTTCTTTTAAATCATCCGCGCTTAAATGCGGAAATTGTTTTTTTAATTCCTCTAAACTAATAGACTTAACTTCGCCAACATACCATATATCATCAAAGTTTGGATCTTCAGTATATGAATAAACTAAATTTGCTGGATCAACATACTCTAGAACAATACCATTTGCCCTATTCCAGTTTGTTTTTGCCGCGGCAATACCAAGCGTAACTAAGTCGTAATTTAATCTTCTATTTATTAATTCATATTTATTTTGAGCAAGTACTTGATTTATTACTTCTTCTTCTGCAATTTCAACGCCTTGTTTGTAAGATAGTTGCAAATGTATTTCAAGTTCCTCTTGGTCTTCTGGTAATTGAGCGGGGTCTTGCGTGAAACCATTAACGCCGAGCTTTTCTTGCATTTTCATTAAAAATTCCCTGGCAGCCATGTCTTCCATAATTGCTTGAGCATACTCTGTTTTCTTTTTTATAGATTCAGGATCTTGGGCGTATGCTTTAATTTCATAATTCTTGCTAGATATTCCGTTAACAACTATATCCACAAACTTTGGTATAATCGGCACTGGTTTCCAGTCTAAATTAAGATATGATAAATCACCGTTTATAGATAATTCGTCTTTATATTTTTGAACGGATTGTTCTCCGCGCGCATATAATCTTAAGGTATTAAATCTTTGCCAATTAGAACCCCATCTGCTACCAGCTCCCCATCCAACTCTATCGCCTCTAAACCATTCGTTTTCAATAGCTCTCCCTACAGCTTTACCGTAGTCGTAACTTTGCTTTTCCTCATCAGGTACTACCTGACTTGGGAAGGAACTATTAGTATTAGTATAAATCATCTATTTTATTATTTGTGAATTATAACCTTCATTATTGTATCTTTTAAAACCTAAAGAAACTCTTTCTTTTTGTATTGGGTTTGTTGGTACATACCTATGCTTATTACAAGCCATTATAGCCAATCCTGAACTAATAGAGGCATCATGGTTTGTTCTATTATTTATATTAAACCTAGCCCAGTCTTCCAATGTTCTTTGGAAATACATTGTTCCATATTCGCCATCCCCTTTTTGCCCAATGTAATCTTCTATATGCGTTTCAATAGCGGAGGCATGGGCTTGCATAATGTCCTGTGATGAGTTAGGTATTCCGCCGACTTCTTTTTCAAATGGCGATAACTTATTCCAAACTTTATCCGGTCGATTCATTGAGAATCCTCTATAGCCTCTTCTTTTAAAATGATATAACAATCTTGGTTTATTATTTTCCGCCAGTATCGGCATACCATAAAATACACAAGCCATAAGTACATCTTCAAAAAATATTTCAGATGTTTGAGGTCTAGCGATATATTCAAGGAAGAAATGATTAGCTGGAATATCCTCCATAGTAAACTTAGTAAGTCCGTGTAGTGCTCCATTAGAACCCCTTGAATTAACTGTCCCGGATATATCATAACTGTCACAGCCAAAAGCACCACAGTGTTCATTGCCGGGATATTTTAGCCCATCCTTTATTATCACTCGGTTTTGAAGATATTTAGGTGGAACCCATGAAATTAAAAACCTTCCGTCTTTATGCGGAAAAAACTGTACTCTTGTATCGAGTATCCCGCCTTCCCATTGAAAGTTACCGCGAGTTACCACGCTTGAGTTTCGTAGATCTTCATTGTAATCTATTTGCTCATATATTTTTGTAAGATTAAACAAAGATTGTTTTGTCTCATCTCTAAATGCATGCTGTTCTGTTCTTGGAAATTGGCGGTAATATTCGTTTAATCCGTCTGGATCTTGTTTTAAACCATCAACTTCATTTTGCCAGTGTTCAATAACCCCGTACTCAATCCAATTGCCATCAACGCCTTTTACCGGTTTTTCTGGAGTGCCGAAGACAGGTAGCCCATAAGTATCAATGAATCCTTCGTAGGACCATTCCATAGGTATGAACAAACTATATAATCCTGAACTAGTCTGTCCATTGC